ATTTAAACCTGATAATGACTTATTATGGGGCTCATTCGATTATTCGCAACAAGAGCCACGACTTGTGGCGCATTATGCTTATACAGTCGGATTTAAAGGATCAGAACAATTAATTAAAGCTTATGAGAAAGACGACGCAGATTTCCACCAAACAGTTGCAGATATGGCGGGCATACCTAGAGGACAAGCGAAGACTATTAACTTGGGACTTTTTTATGGAATGGGCGCCAAAAAATTATCCGCACAACTTGGAATCGGAGAAGAAGAAGCAAAAAAACTTTTGGACGCATACAATAAGAAAGTTCCTTTCGTAAAACAATTAGCATCAAAGTGCCAAGAATCAGCAGAGACAAATGGGTCAATAAGAACCATTAGAGGTAGACGTTGTAGATTTGATAAATGGGAAGTGGCTAGTTGGGGATTAAATAAATCAACAACTTACGATGATGCAGTTCAAAAATATGGTGTTAATAATATTAGAAGATCAGGTACTTTTAAGGCTTTGAACAGATTAATCCAAGGTTCAGCTGCTGATCAAGTAAAACAAGCTATGATTGACTGCAATAATGCTGGGTTTTTACCTATGTTGCAAATACATGACGAATTATGCTTTAGTGTTAGAGAAAGTAAAGATTCGGAACAAATTAAAAAAATAATGGAAAGTTCTATTTCAGAGCTAGTAGTTCCATCTAAAGTAGATGTAGCAATTGGAAAGGACTGGGGGGATGCATAATGGATTTAGACGAAGTACAAGTCAATTTAGGTGTTTGCCCTCACTGTGCAACTCCTGTACATTTTAGAAAGACAAAAGAAGAAAATATTTTTTTTTGTCCTTTATGTTTAGAAAAATCTAGACAACACATTAATGGTAGAGTTTTATTTACAAAAGTAAATTTTGATTTAAAAGACGAGGGTATCCTGTAGAATTTTACCTATTCTATTTTTTTTGTTGCCTTAACTAGAAATATCTGAATACTCTCTTAATAATTCTTGTCTTGCAACGACGTTGGCTAGATCTCTCATTGCTAACCTTGTTTTTTTTAATTCAAGATCTATCCACTTCATGTCTGGTGTCTCACAACCGTTATCTAGATACAACTGGTTCCACTTGGATTCCAAGCTGATCTTTTTCAGTAACAGAGACTGTGACGTTTCTATCATCATTTGTTTCCTCATAAGTTATGAAAACTTTGGAAGGAGAATATGTTAATTCTTTCCTCCACGTTCCTCCGCCTTCTTTTAACCCATTTATGAAATTAATCTTCGCTTCATCATCGTTTTGTGCTTTAACGTCTATTATTATACGTTGCCCTGCATAACGTGCAATAAAACGATATAACTTCATAGGGTATTATTAGATTTTATGGGATAATTTGTCAATAACCATTAAAAATAAACATTTATTTTAGCTTGACTTTGTCTTTTTAATTCATATATTCATGGGATATGGATGTAATTACAGAAATAAAACTAGAATCAGACGAATCATTCAAACTGAATCCTCTTAATATTGAGTCTTTTTCTGTGGAGTATTGCAGCAAAGAAAAAACAATTTCAATGTTTGTTAATCATAGAAAGGTTTCAATGACATTAGATGCAACTATTGAAAAATTTACTACTTTATTAGATCAAGTAAATAAAACAATTAACTCCTGGAGAATGCAGTAATGGCTAAAGATTGGTTTGAATATTTAAAAGAAGTTCAAGATATAGCAAAAGCCGTGCCTAAAAACGATACAGTTAACGATGTGTTCTATAAGGCATGTAAAGAAAAACTCTGTAACTTAAAATTACAATTAGATGATACAGGATATAATCTAATTAACGCTGACATTGCAGACCATATAATTAAACAATATCAAGGAATCAAATGATACTATTTTTATTAGGAATTTTTATTTTGTTTTATGCGTTGTTGCCAAGATTTAGTTTATTAGTAACTTGTTTTGCATTATGGAGTCTATTATGAAAAAATTATTGATAGATAAAAATCATCCTATGTATAAATGGATTGTCATGCTTTCAAAAAAGTATGATCTCAACAGTTTAATTGCAGAACATATTTATTGTAGTGGAGCGAAACCTAAAAATGAAAAAGAGGCTGAGAAGAGAGTTTTAAATTTTTTTATTGCTATGGGACAAAAATATAATTATACTCCAGAACAAGCAATTTTAGATATCAGAAAGTTTAGACACTAATATGAAAAAGAAAAAACAACCTAGTTGGTTACCAAAAGCATTAAAAAGATATCATGAAATTTATAATGCGTTTGGAGATTTAAGAAAAAAAAAGAGAAAATAATGGATGCATTTACTCAAGCAATTATCATAGTTGTAATAGTAGTTATTATGATAGAAATTTTTAAATGGTATAATTAGATGAATTTTAAAAAAACATCATTAAATTTTTGTTTATTGTTATTAATAATCTCTTGGTTATTGTTAACAGTATTTATTATAACATATTAATAACGGAAGGAAAAAAATGAAATACATTAAAAGAATAATATATAACTTTTTCTTATACACTTCTAAAAAATATTATATGGATAATCATCCAGACGGTAAGAGTTATCCATCATTAAAAGAACGATTAAGAATATTTTGGAAATTACGAAACGAACTTACAACAGACGAACGTTGGGCAGAAATAAGAGACTATAAAATTTAACAAACAAAAAGGAAAAAACATGGACACAAAAAACTGGAAGTCAGTAGCGGTTAGAAAATCTAGCTATGATAAATTACTGGCTCTTTGCGACAAGGAGTATCGTAACCCTGCTGCGTTTATAGCTTTATTAGTAGATAAAGAGATAGAAAGACGGGCAGGTTTGAAGAAAATGAGTACAGAGGCCTATCTTGAAAAAATCATTAAGGAGCATAAAAATGGCCAAAAATCAAAGTAATTGCACAGTTTGTAAGGGTAATAACTACGTTAAAAAACAAGGTTCTTACCCTTCAATTATTTTCTTGTATAAAGATTCAAATAACTTTATAAATTGCCCCAAGTGTACATCACACCTAGACTCACGAAAAACGACTCAAGAAACACGGATCACGGACAATGATTGAACTGCTTAGTGGTTTACATTGGGTTGAAGTAATAATTATTTTTACATCTTTAATTCTAATAATCTGCTGGCACAACAAATGAAAACTTGTGGACAAGACAGAATTTGGAAAAACATTAGCGATTATCGCATCTCGCACAACGAGAGAAGAGTATAGGAAAGTATCGTCCGTACTATTCGGTCTCTATTGTGGTACCAATTTTGGCTTTAGTGATAGTACATTAGGATTCAAATCTTATCTTGATGAAGTTTATAAACGAACCAATAAGGATCGTTTGGCTATGCGTGGCCTACGTGTAGTAAAGTGATTTGGATGAAGGTCGGTTTGATCTCGTTAAAGAGCTACCATACCCTGCCGACCTTCGTCTAAATGAAATATAATGCAGGAGCTAAAAACAGAATATCACGAAGAAGAAACCCTACCAGAAACAAAACTTTGGAGAGCAGTTATTCAACGAGCATTCGAGGATGTGATTTATCCTGGAATGGAACGTTCGTTAATTATGTTCAAATACCAATCTCATTTATGGTTTGTAAATGATAGTGAAAACTTTAAAATTATTTGTGATCTTGCGGATTTAAATGATGAAACAGTTAGAGAAAAATATCTCCAAATGGTCGACAACGAGCAAATCTATTTCACTAAAGAACAAATCAATTACATTAACTGGCGAAAAAAATACAATGAACGTAGAAGCATTGACGACGGAACAGGAGACTTTTTATAAAATCTGCACGTTATGTAAAAATAAAAAATTAAAAACTTTTTTTTATTTTAAAGCACATAGTAAAGTAAAATTACATTCTTGGTGCAAGCCCTGTAAACTCAAAGAACAAAAAGCTTCTTGGTCAAAAAATTCTATTTCTTTTGTTAGAAGAGTTTATCAAATGACACGAAAAAGATTGAAAACAGAAAAAAAACATGAACTTTTAATTACTTGCAGTGAATTTTTAGATATTTGGAAAGAACAACATGATAAATTTGGTCTGCGATGTCCTTATTCTAATTTAAAAATGACGCATGTTTTAGGTAATGTTGCACGTATGTATAATATTTCGGTGGATAGAATAGATAGTAATAAACCTTACGAGGATGGTAATATTGTGTTCTGTTGCGCTATTGTAAATCGTATGAAACAAGAATTATCTGTCAAGGATTTTTATTCAATTTGTAAATCTATTAGTAAAAACAATAAAGTGCAATATTGACCCCTTGAAATATGTTGCACTGCAACATATATAGTGGTTATGT